CTGAACTCCGTCCATGTCAAAAATACCGATACGTCAAAGAAGACCGGCACTATCTTTGGCCAGACAATTATGAAGAATACCGCTGTCAGCGCTATTATTCTTCTTGTCCACTGAAAACCTTCGTTCTCATACTTCCGTGCCTTTTCAATGGCGTCCATCTGAAACTTCCCGCGTGCTAGTAGCATTTTCTGCTCCGCCTGTTTAGCCTTGATGGACTGTCCCCAGATGGACATAACTCCACCAAGAACGCTTGATCCTAGCATTGTAATCATTTCTACCGGCAATCCAAACATTATCTACTTAACCTCAGCAAACTCACTATTCCACCGCGTTTTTTCCTAAGACCCGCAAGTCTAAGAAGATTTTGATTTACTCTTTCCATTAAGTCCCCTGGTCCGAACTTGGCCCTTTTGTATCCTCTCTCAAGGGGATCTTCCTCCCCTTCGTATCCGTATACTGAACCTTCACTTCCTCCTTGACCTCTGTAACCGTAGCTATATCCTCCTTGGTCATTCTGTCCGCCACCTTGTAGGGCAGGAGGTGTATACCATTCATCATATCCAGTTCCAAATCCTTCCTGAAACTGAACATTTGGATTTCCTGCAGTTATATCTTCAAATTGAGTTATTGTATCCTTAAATTTCTGAGGATCAGTTTCAGCTAGTTTTAATAATGCTAATTGATCCTCGTAAGATACTCCTTTAGGGACAAAAATAGGCATACTAAGATACTTAGGATTTCCAGTAAGTTTAGCCATTAGTCTTGCCATTGTTTCAGCAGGTGTCTGAACTTGTGATCTTAATTTAGTTGGATCATCCGGAAATTTAGGATCGTGTGCAAATTTTGCTCTTTCTTGAGGGGTAGCTCTTACATCCCTAGTGCTGTAGCTGTAATCAACGGGCGTTTCTTGTCCCCATGTTTCACCTCCAAAAGTGGTAAGCTTCTCTTCTGCCATTCTTTGGGTGCCCCATTTGTCTGCGGGTTTCTGTTGGTTGGCAGCATTCATAGCCGCTATTCTATTGGCGTTATTTCTATTGATTATTTCCTGTTGCTGTCTGTCTCTTTGTTCTTGTTGGGCATTTTGACCTTGATTTTGACCTTGATTTCCTGCACCCCTGTTAGTATCTCTTCCTATGTCTGGTTGATTAGATCCACCTGTAAATGATGTTCCAGTCCAATCAAATGAATCATAGTTGGGAATATCATGCGGTCCACCGTGAGGTGTTCCTGGTTTATTCTCCTTTAAAAGATCTGCTTCTGAATCTGTAATGTAAGCGAGGTGCGTTTGAGGTGCTCCAGGACGAGTTTTAAGCCGTCTTGGTACAGTAAGCAAATCGCTATCGGTATGGTTTCCTGGATAGTGGGCCATTTATTCCAGCATCCACTTTGGCGTTATGTGCCCTTCCCCCATATGAATTCCCTTGGGTAGTGCGTGCGTTCTTTCCCACGCTCCCTTAAACTCATCATACGTCAACCTATCACCCGTACTTTCTATGTAGTTTATGTACTCATCCTGAAGCGTCCTGTTTCTCAGTTCCTCCATGGGATCACTGACCAGTCCTTGGTTTAAAAGTATTCCAAATTCACGATTTCCGGATCCATATGGTTTTAGGGATTCAATTCCTCTGTCTAAATAATCCTCATATTTTGTTGCATCATCCACTGGCCCGTCAATGTAAGTAGTATCATAACCTTCAATTACTTCCGGTTGGTCCATTAAACCTGGCATTCCCCACAGCACTGATCCAAGATTTGGATCCAAGTCTGAAATCGCTATATCATCCACTGTATCAACTGCCGTTCGAGGGGGTATTCTGTCTATGTCTATTTCCCCTTCTTTCCATGGACGATCGACATCACGTATAACTGGTCCTGCAATCTCCAGCATGTCTGGATGTCCGAATGTCTGGTCCGCATAATTTTCCAAAACTTCTGGCGTGGCTTCCTCTGGATCAAGTGCTCCAGCTATTCCTACGGCTTCCAAAATGTCACTTCCCATGTCCCTTAGATCCTGATAAAATCCTCTTCCAGCTTCTTTGGTTTTTCCAAACGCCTTGTTTAAAAGCATTCCGGTAATTCCCCCTGATCCAGTGGTTCTGTGAAGCATTTCAGAAATAGGGTACATAGCGTTGTATGTAGGGTTTGCGTATTCCCTCAGAACTCCGCTGTTTGTCCTGTACAGTTCATTCATGAACTGGGGGGTTTGTCCCATTATTTCCCCAATGTTGTATTTATCCTGTCTGTTGTACTGCCTTCTGGCATCCTTTAATTGATCAGTACGGGGGTCCCCACTCTTAAATCCACCCGTCCTTTCGGCCTGTTTCATCAAGTCCATCATGGTGGCGTAGTTTCTTCCCGCGTCCGACTCACCCTGGAGGAAAGCGTCCTTCCTGCTCATGGTTGGACGATTTGCCTCCTGGTTTATTCTTTGTCTGTCAACAAATCCCTGCCTGTCAAGTTGTGGTACGTACACCATTACATGCCTGGCACAATTATTACTTTAAGAACTACAAGAATTACAATGACTAAAATTCCGGCTTTTATCCAATCCTTCAATTTCCATTCATTCCATTCCTTTATATGTCCCCAAAGATCTTTCAATAAATTCATATCTACCTCCCTGTTAACATTGTTTATCTTTCATTCCACCACTGACACGACCGCCATGGTGCAATTTTACTTTTCCACCTTTCTTTTTCTTGACCTTTCCGCCTGTTTTGTATGTTTTTTTAGTTCCACCCTTCTTGTATCCAGCCATATCAACCCTCTGTCCTGTTGCTCTGGCGTGCTTCTGCGCTTTCTGTACCCCGGATGAAGTGTACGGAAATTTTTTACTACCTACCTTTGGCATTTGATATTCCTCCTTTTTTCTTGTTCGCAAGTCCACCCCTTTTTCTGGGCTTGCTTCCGTATTTTTCCGTCCACCGCTTTGCGATTTTAGGCTCATTAGCCCACATGTACTTTCTCTGCTTTTCCGACTTGAAAGGCATTAGTGTATCGTGGTGCTTTCTTCAGTTAACTGAAACATGTTTAGCATGTCTTCCTGCAGCTGAAAAGTCTGTGCAAGGGCCTCAAACATTCTTGCCGCGTCAACTGGTCCAAGCGCTTCAACATACATGTTTCGCACCACGGCCAGCATTGCGCCGCATACCTGCAAATAGTCCTCCCTGGAAGAAATTTCCTCACGCGCAGTGTTTTCAAAGCGCTGCATGAGATAGCTAATTTTTTCCAGCTGTTTTTTTACCTTGTCCGTTCGTCCTTGATCTGGCATTTTCCCTCGCTATTCTTTCCGCTGATCGGTTTCTCCTGTCTTCAGTTTCCGCTTTCATGGCTTCCCTGGCAGCCGCCATGTTTTCTTTCAAGACCGCTATTGCCTCAGCTGAATCCTCCTTATTAACATCTGTCGAAGCTTTCATCAAGTCAATACTTGTCTCCGCTTCCAGCTTGTCCCTTTCAAGATCAAGCTTGGCTGAGTCTACTGCTATGTCCTTCTGAAGATTCATTTGGGTTTCCATGGCCTTCAGATCAATTTCCTGCTGTTTTAGTTTAACAAGTGGATCCTGCTGCTCACGGCTTATTCTTGCCTCCTCGTCCTGCGCCAACTGCTTGGTCATTTGGGCTTCAATTTTAGCCTGCTCAGCGGCAGCTTGGTTTGTTAACTGATCATTCTGCTGTGACAGCTGCTGAAGTGCCTGGGGATTTCCCTTAGCCTGTTGCATTTGCTGGTTTAACTGGTCAAACTGTTGTTTGAATTTTTGCTGTATCTGCATTCCTGCCATTAGCGCTATGTGTTCTGATATGTGCGCCTGCAGCATTGCGTATAATTGTGGGTTAATCTGAACCATTCTTGTGAACATAAATTCAGCGTGTGCCTCTATGTGCGCCATGTGGTCCTGCATTGGGAACGCCTTTGGTTTTGATCCACTCATGGCCCCGGAATTCTCCGTTGCCGGGCTCATTGGTTCCGGCAAGTCAGGATCTGGTTTTAACAGTGTTTCAACATTGTCCACTCCCATCGCGTCATACATTCGCCTGTACGCTTCACGCAAATTGTGAAGCTGTGGCGCGGCTGTCGCCAGTTGCAGCTGCTGCTGCGCCAACGTGACACGTTGCGCCATTGAGAATATGTTCGGATCCGATACCGGAATGATGTCAACACGATCATCAAAATCCTGCTGCTTGATCATTTGGTTTCCACCAACAACCATGTAAGGGTACTGCGGCGGAAGATAAACCTGGAATACTTTTGCCAGTAACTTGAATTCAATTTTTTGAGCGTAGTGCAATCTCTTGTGAATTGCGCTCATGACTTTTGTTCCGCGTTCAATTAACGCCAGTGTGGTTCCAACCGGATTCTGTTCGTTGCCCTCTCCCATTTTCATGTCGGCTATCGCCGCGAAAGACTTTCCTGCGTCAACCGCGAAACCCAGCAATGCAAACAGTACCTGTGAAGGTTCCTTGTATGGAAGAGGCAACAGTGATTCCTTTATGGAAGTTCCCGTTACGTCAACATCCCTGAACTCTCCTGGCTGCAAAGGTTCGTCATGGTCGCGTATTCGCATGCCGCGTGCCTTGAAACCTGCCGGAAGGTTAGCGAGTGTACCAGCATCAATTAACTGCCGCAAAACACTTGTTGCTGTTCGCGATAACCCTCCAAGCATGTGTATTAGACCAAAGCCGTAAAAGCCCAGTCCTGGGAGGAACTTGTAATGTACAAAATACTCATTCTTGGCGAAATTTGGATCACCCTGTTTCCAGTTTCTTCTTATGGAAAGAATCTCCCTGGAATACTGATCAATTGAAACTATGTATGGTAACTTAACTCCGGAAGTGTCCTCAAATCCTGGAACGTCGGCGTTGATGTGCATCTCCAGCACAACATGCTCTTCATCCCCGGATCCATAACTTTTTTCCACCCCTTCCAGTGTATTTACCTTTTCCTGAACTTCGCTTGTATCAATTTCACCTGTTGATAATTCGATGTCACGGTAAAAATTATTTAACTGTTGTTTTCTGATGTCATTTCCGCTGCATTTTATGAGATGCGTTACGCGGTCGGCGCTCGCAATATCCGTTGCCATGTAGTTTATGACCAAGTCCTCGCCTGCGACAAACTTTGCCACGGCCCTTTTTAACAAACCGTCATAGTAAACCTTCTTGAATGCCGAACCGGCAAGGGGAAGGTAAAAAAGCAGCTGATCCATGTCAGGATCATATTCCGTCATGATGTCTGTAATCTGGTAATTCATGAACTGCTGAACCCTCTTCGCCTGATCCTCCACTTGTGGCGTTGAAAGTCCTATAACTCGGCATCGCACGGGGCCGCTTGGGGGGAGAAGTTCCTTATACGCTTGGGCTTGAAACTGCGTTACAGATTCAGCGAGTAAGGGGTGAACGACCCCGGATGCTCCTTCGAACGGTTGGGTGCGGTCTTCATACTTGAATCCCAGCATATCAAGGCCTTTGATGTAGGTATCTTCCCAATCTTTCCTTGAATCCTTATCCGATTCGAATTCTCCTAGTAGATCCGCAGAGAATCTAC